TTTCTATGGCGTAGCAAAGACTGATACGGGCTATCAAGCCATCTACTCAACTGAGCGAATTATCGCCCACTTGATGGAGGAAGATATGATGGACTTCGATGCCGCTGAAGAGTTTATGCACAAAAACATCTTTGATGCATATCAAGGCGAAAACCCGCCTATCTTTATGGACATTATCCCTGAGGAATTCTGGAAATGAGATTACTCTTCATTCTCTTTTGCATCTGCTTCGTTTTCGAGGCTGTCCTTTTTGTAGCGATTCTTAATACTTTTAATAAAGACGAAAAGAAGTCCTGTTGCTACAACTGCAAGACTTGTGCCGACAATCCAAGCAAACCATTGGCTGTCAAAAATCCAGAGGCTACCCATAGCCAAAGCACCGCCACCCATCAGAATTAACCCCTTGGTCTTCCAAGGCGTAAAGGCAATTACTGTTAGTCCTGCAACAAACAACCCCAGCCCTGTGGTACTAAACTGCCATAGGGCTTTCTCTTTTAAAGCAACTTGACGCTCTTTCTCCGCATTGTCGGCTATGGCTTGGGCGATAGCAATGGCGTTCTCCTTCTCTTCTACCAAAGCCCACAGGTCGCTAGTCTCAGAATCAATCTTCAACGCTTCTTCTTTGTCCTTCTTGACCGCCTTGTGGTCTTTTGATTCGACCATCCGTCTAAAAGATTCAACTCGTTCTTGCTTTGGCTTGCTGACCCCGCTGAGTCTTGCGACTTGCCCTTCAACGAGTTCTCTAGCAATCCCATCAGGAATGGCAGGAGCGACAGCAGTAAGGGCAGAAGCCGCTTCAGAAACGATTCCTTCGATTTTGTCAATGTATAGGTCTTTCTCCTTGTTGTTGATTATTACTGGAGCAATTGGCTCTTGGGTTGCACATCCGCATAAAAATATTGATGCTATTATATATCTCATTTGAGTTTTTCTAAAGCCTTGGTTCTGACCCAGTCAAACAACTCAGGGGCAATAGAACCAGCGATAGAACATAGAACGCTTTTATAAATAGGCTCTATGTCCACAGAGTACAAGGATAGGCTTGTAATTACGCCTACCACAGCACCTGCCGCTATCTTTCTGAACCATATAAAGAAAGTGTATTTTTCATTTCTGAGGACAAGGCTAGTGAAAGCACCAAGAGCACCGAAGATAGCCATAATCCATCCCCCTCGTTTGAGTTCTTGAATAAGGACTTCATAGTCGTGGTTGTCGTTCATCGTCAGTTCCTCAATGCTCGTTTTTTGGCTTCTTGTTCAGAAGCGTAGATGCCGACTTGAACTTTCTGGGAGTTATAGACCTTGAACTTGTCTCCTTGAATCATAATGATGTATCCGTTGATAGCCTGTAATACCTTTCCATTAGGTGCGACTTTCTCCGCAAAATTTTCTTTTACGCTGTAATTAGCGTTCATATCCCTATAATCTACCTGACCAACATCCTTGGTTCTGGTTGCACCGTAAGGGTTGCTGTTCATACCAAGCAGGTTTGTCTGCACATTACTTGGAAGGTCTGAAAGTTTACGCTCACCAGAGTTAGCAGAGATAGATGTTTCGTGCAGGTCTAGGACATTGATAGGTCTCTTGAGCAACAGAATCTCAGGCTTCTGCCCGTTCTTTTGAACAATACCTGTGTTATAAGACCTGTGACCAGAGTCCATAGATTCTACAAAGTCATTGAATTTTATAATGCCGTAGACATCTCCAGACTTAAGTCCTTTTGTAAGGCTATCTGTAAGCGTGTTGCCCATTGTGCTCTTGAGGTTAGCAAGCGTGAACGCTCCTGCCGTTTTAGAGCCATCCCATTCAGGGAAGAACCGCATAACTTCCTGCTTCTTCTTATCGCTAAGACCTTTCATAACTCTGTCCCACACAGCACCCATAAAGTCGTCTATCATAGGTGCTCTTGTGCCAAAGTTCTGAATGCTACTGTCTTCAAGGGTAAGCATCACGCTGGCAATCAACTCATCATAATTCATCTTGTTGTCCTTAACAATCTTCCTGAGTGCATCAGTCTGCTTGTTCTCAATTACAACTTCCCCAGTTTTTTTGTCCTTATGCGTGGTAACTTTTTCAACGGCTTCAGCCATCGCAATGCGAAGGTCTTTTTCGGAGACAATCTTACCACGCTTAAAGATGTCAAAAACATTGTAGTAGAACTCAGAGCCTTGAACTGACGCTCTAGCCTTCTCGTAAGATGTGAAGGTCAGAGGCATAATTGCTGTAACACCTTTGCCCGCATCTTTGTTTGCCTGTACAGCGTTGTTAGTTAGGTTGACAAACCCTTCACCTTGCGATGCCCAAGCCGCATTGCTTCCTCTTTCAGCCTGAAGCATAGGGTAAGGAAGACCTCCAGCACCCTCAGCAACCACCCTGCCTTCGGCTGTGGTGATGTCTGTACCCGTAAGGGTATCAGGAGCGTGGCTGATTGCCCTAAGCCCTCTGAGGTCATTTAAATCCTCAGCGGTGGCGTACCTGACAAAGCCTCCAGCCGATGCCATAGCCTTCTTGAACCAAGGCATATCCTCAGACTTACGGAGGACAAGCATATCCCTTTCGTTCAGGGAGTACCATTTGTCAGATTGAATCTTGCTCCAAGCGTACACCCAGAGTTCGTGACCCTTATGCTTCTCGATATTGACCGTGCCGTCAGCCTCAGTATTATGAATCTCCATCTCAGGATACTTCAGTTTATTGAAGTTATCCATAGTGGCTGGCATATACTGCCCCGTGTATTGGTCTAGGAGTTTAGAGTAGTTCTCTCCGAATGTCCTGACCTGTGACTTCAGCGGAAGACCTAGGTCGTTTTCAATACGCTGGAAGAAGTCCGTAGCACCCATTGCTCTGGCTCGTTCAGCGGCTTCAGAGTACAGCAGGTGCTGGTAATTCTTACCTCGGTATGCAGGTTCAACGCTGACGCTAGGGTCTGAGAAAATCTTTCTGCCATCCTTTGCTCCAATCTGAGTCTTCCAAGTGATGTGACCAACCTCTTTACCAGCCTCAGTAATCTGAAGGTAGTGGTTGTGTGTGCTCTTACCCGCAACCCTTCCAGCCATCACAGCCATACCTCTGCTTGCACTAGCCTTTTCGGTTTCAAATGTAAGTTTAAGTTCTTTTGACATCTCAGGGTTCTCAGCCGCATAGCGTCCAATGAATCCCTTCTTCCATTTCAGGCTTTTTTGGTTATAGGTTTGACCGCCCTTGTCGTTTTCGTTGACAGAAAAATGAATAGGAAGTTGGTCTTTTATACCATAGCCTCTTTGAGCCTTAACTTTTTGACTAGCACCAAACAGATAAGCGTCTATGTGGTCAGCGGGAACGCCAAGTGAACTAGCAACAGTATCTTTATAGAAATTAGCATCAGACATATCAGAGATAGGCTGTTTATAATCACTAGAAATAGACAGTTTACCTTTCTCAAGTAAATTTCCTTTCTCATCGTACTTTGGCTTTTCATATCTGCCGTAGATATTAGGTCTATCGTCATCATATTTAAATTTATCAAACCATTCGCTATGCGTAAAATCTGGTCTGTCCAATTCCCACATTGGGTTTTTCATTCTAACACCTTCGTTGTCTTTCCAATACCAAAGACCGCTGTTCTTTGCTTCCCAAATATTATCTGCTTTTGTTTTTCCTGTTTGCGGGTAGTGACCAATGTCTTCCCATCCAACATTGTCTGGATTTGTTTTGCTACCCCTAGCGTCTGGATTTCCAGTAATTTCATCATTTCCAACGCTAACTCTGCGAACTAATAATCCTTGTTCATCTTTTGATTCAAAGATGTTTTTCTTTGGTTTGTAGTAATCATCTCCTCCTTGGTAGTCGCTAGGGCTGTAGTATTTTGTGTCCCTGCTTTCTCTTTCAGCCCCAGTATTGGAGCGTCTAGCGTCCGTGTCCGATACCTTACGCTTATTGCCCATTACTTCTTGAACACGCTTGGCAAGTTGTTTTCTTGTATTCCTGATATTGTTCAATTCGTAATTATAAGTGTAGTAGTCTCCTTGCTTCTGAAGTTTTTTTGTAGCCTCTGTCAGACTTGTTCTTCCTTCTACGACATCGCTATAGATTTGCTTTGAAACGCTGTCGCTTCTAGAAGCCTTTTCTAAGGCAATCATCATATCGTCTTTGCTGGCTGATGTAAATACATCGAGGTTGTCAGCAATGTCTTTTACGCTTTGAGGCATCTCAACCTCGTGCCAAGATTTGACTGAACCTCTTAGTTCACTAAGCCAAGAATTAAGTTCAGTTAAAGAAGAACTGCTTTGAATTCTGCCTTTAAGTTCTTTCTCCTCTGGGCTGTAGTAAGCGTTCCTATCAAGAGTACTTCTGGTTACATCGTAGTAACCGCCATTACCAAGGCTCTCTGCGTTCCCAATGGTACGCATACGGGCGTGGTAAGGTCTGTTCTCTGGGTCAATGATAACTCCATCAAGATACTTAACGCCCTGAGAGCGTAGTCTTTCTGCGGCTTCAGACAGCAAAACATTATTAAGTTTCTTGCCACGCATTGACTCAGCAACGCCTGTGCTTTCTACGGATGCCTTGTTTCCGTCTACATTAATGTGTATGTTAGCAATGAAGTTAGGCTTTCCGCTTTTGTGAAACCCTTGTTTAACCTCAAGAGTAAATCCGTATTGAGGGTCACCAACAGAACGATGTGTGTTTTTGAATTCAACTGTCATTCCCTTTGGAAGCGTATCCTTGTTGTCGTTAAAATACTTCCCGATAAATGTTCTTTGAAATGCGTGACCAAAAGGGTCGTAGCGTCTTCCACCACGGCTATCCGTTTCAGCAACGCTATAGGATGTCATAGCCTTTCCGCTCATAAAGTCGGCTTTTATTTTGTCGTTAAGTACGATGTGGTTTCCTCTGGCAAGACCCATAGCGGTGATGATTTCATCACGGGACATTATTTGTTTTCCGTTTGCTTGAGCCTGAGCATCCATAATGCTATTTTGCAGTTCCTCAAAGGCTTTGCTTTCAGCCATTTTAACATTCACAGCCTCAACATAAGCGTCATAGAACTCCTTAGGAATTTCTCCATTTTTTACTCTTTTATCTAGTGCTTTAGTTGTCGTATTGACCAGTTGCTTAAAATCTTCTTGTCCTTGTCTTGGAGTGGTGACTTCGTGAATGGCTCTGGAAAGACTCCCTGAGATGTACTCGACATTTCTAGCGTCAAGTTTTCCAGCCTTGCCTTGTTCATACATATCAAGAACAAGTTTATTGGCATCAAACGAACCGTCAGATGCATTAGACAAAGTCTCAAACAGTTTTTTAATTTCAGGGTTTCCAGCGACATCAAGACCCTTAAGGAATCTTTCTGTAGAGCCGTACTTCTGAATCTTGATTCCGTATTTGGCAAGGAAACCGCCCCAGATTTCAGGAAGTGCTTTTCCATACAATCCTGTACGAGAAATATATTTCATCTGAGACACAGTAGGAGCATCGTCAGGATGAGTAAGGACAAGGGTGTTTATTCCCTTTCTGATAGATTCTACAATCAGGGATTTTAAAGCAACCAAGGTTCTTTCGTTGATGACTTCAAGAGGGTAGGCTTTTTTGTTCTTCATAGCCTCTTCGTGCTTAATGAACTCTCTGTCAATTGCTTCTATATTGCGACTTAGTGTGTGAGGAGATGCGGCTTCAAGTTCAACTAAATCAACGGTTTTATTGGTGTTTCCTTCATTCTTTCTTTTCTCAAGAATTCGTTTCTTGATTTCACCGTACACTTCCGCTTGCTGTTTTGCTGTTCTGTAAATCAAAGAATCTTTTTCTACAAACTCTTTGTTAACGGCATCTAGAACATTCCATAAAGCACGGCTATGACCTCCGTAAAGTGTATTATTGGGGTCTATCAAAGAACCGTGATAAGCCCTGTAAGCATCATAGGTGTCAAAAATATGAAGTCTTCCTTGGCTTGCATAATTAGGAACAGGATTTGGGTTAGACCTTTTGACATCGGCGGTTTCCCACGCAGTTTCCGCAATAGCAGAAGATGTGTCAGTATAAATTCTGCTTATGAATTCAGCAATTGTTCTAGGACCACCAATTGAAGCAGGATTAAATCTCTGATTAGCATAGAACACCTTACCATCGCTCATCTGAAGTCTTAATCCAGCATCTTGGGCGTTATTGAAATCGCTGTATCCGTCTTGATAATATTTAATGTTGTGGTCTACAAATTGGTCCGCTATGTTTTTTAGAATGTCAGGTTGTTTTAGAATCTCAAGCAGGTGGGTACGAGTTACATTTTCGTGAGATGCGTCTTTAGGTGTATGCGGACGAAGTCCAGTTGGGTCTCTTCTAAGACCAATGTCTGCATTACTTATGGCAAACATTTGCATATATTGGTTTACAATAAGGTCTGGATTCCTTTCAATAAATTTAGCAACTTCAAGTGCAATTTTTCTTGCTTCTTTTTCTTTTGCTGTAACCTTTTTAGATGTAGTGTTTCTTCCTTGTCCAGTTCTTTGGTTGTCAGAAAGATAACTAATCAGCGGAATTGAAGTGCCAAAGCCCTCGTCATAAAATGCACCATTTTTAAGGGCTTCAAGAACTCGTTCTCTTTCCTTAAGGTCTGGGTATTTGTTTACAAGTTCTTGAAGCCCTTGAAGTTTTTTAACTAAATCTGTTCTTTGTTCTGTCAGAATTTTTTGAGATTCTTTATTCAAAGCACCTTGAGGAAGAATGCTTTCACTATTGTTAGATTGAATTTCCTCTATGTATAGGTATTTGTTTCCTTCGGAATCGAATCTTACTGTTGTTCTTGTGTGAACAACTACATCAGGTCCGTAGTGACCTCTTACTCCGTGATGATATTGAGACTGTTCAATTCTAATAGGCGTTTCAGTATACTCGCCTTTAGTTCCACCAAATACATAATTCTCAGTCTGCAATCCTCCAAGTTCTTTAGCACCAGTATCAATCCTAAGCGACAAGCCATTGTTCTTAAGAAAATCTGTGATTTCCTTTGGGTCTAATACGGACATATTTTCTCCCTTAGGTGTAGCAATTGGAGAATGTTCCTGTCCTCTCGGAAGAATGCCACCAGTAGCCGCATCGTACCTGCGTGTTAATCTGTATGTAGGTTGAATCTTAGACTCAAGCCAATCAACAAATCCAACAGCCTCAGCCTCAGCCCATAGACGCTCTCCAGTTCTAGAGCCGTACTGAAGCAATCGCTTACGCAGTTGCTGAGGAGTCATATTAGGTGTATCTCTAAGCATCACCTGAATTCTGTCATTAAGAGCAGAACGGAAGGTCATAGGATAAATCTTATCCCATCCCTTCATATGAGCATCTATGCCACCAATACGCATACTCATCCAAGCCTGACCGCCAGAATTAGAGCCAAAAGAACCGTCAAGTCTTGCAGGGATTCCAGCGTGTTGAATTAGGGTTACCGAATCTTCTGAAAACAAATCTGCCTTAGAATCAATCTTTTCCAAAATCTTTGGAATCAATTCCATTTTATTTCTGATTCCGTTGAGAAATCTAGGGTCTACTTGAGGATTATTAATCTTTGCGTTGTATTCTTCAGTAAGACTTCTTAGCATCTCAACATATTCAGCACGAAACTTTCCTGCAAATCCTCTTGCGTGAAGTTCTTCTGTTGCTTTTTGTCTTCCGTACTCTTCTCTAGGGCTGAAGTGAACACCACGGTCATAAGCCGCCTTAACATCCTGAGCAACTTCGTGCATAGCCTGTTGTTGCTTCTGGAGTTTCTGCTTACCAGCAAGCATAGCCTGTTCTGGCGTTGCGTATGAACCAATACGCTCACCTCGTCTGTCGTAGGCAACGACCTCGCCATCAAGAATCTGATGGAATCTGTAGCCAGTTTTGTGCTCCCAATGCTTACCATTAGGGGCTTCCCTGTAGGTCATCTCAGCAGGTGAGAAGTTTCTGCCGATGTCTGGGATTGCATTCTTGGGGTCAAAGCCAAGAACCTTTTCTCCAGTTAGTCGGATGTCCTGCATTCTTCCAATTGAAAGCATCGTGTAGGCGTTCAAAGCATCGTAGTAGATTTCGCCAATAGGATGATTAACATAGACATCGCCAGCACCAAGGGGAACGCCAGCAACTTGATGCATAACATCTCTTCTCTTTCCTCCATTGCCGTCTCCGTTGTCCAACAGGATAGATGACTCAACCTTTCCACCAGCAACATCTTTACCCATATTGGTTATATACTTGATGTAGTCGGCTTCAAACAGCATAACATCTCCGTTCCATAGGTCTCTTACCGAAGGATTAGACCACATATTTTTCGCCCTCTCGCTATTAACCCTGAGGTCAAGGGTGTGTGCAACCATTGAGACCTTACCATTCTTGCCAACCTTTATGTCAACGCTAAGAAGAACACCAAGTCTGTTTGTGAAAGGAACTTCGTCTCCAGTAATTCTTGGTACATTTGGTCCAGTTTCTACCGTGTGCGTAGCACCCCAGTATCCAGACTCAAAAACTGATTTGTCTGGATTCATAGCAAGAGCCTGAAGAGTTTTAATCTTCTGACCCATAGCAGGTGAGATATGCCCAGCACGAATAAGTCCAGCAACATCCTTGTCAGACAAGTGACCAACTAGATTGCCAGCACCGTCTGTTTGTCTTGCTGGGTCAATGGCTAGAAGTTCAGCGTGAACAGCCTTGCCTAGTTGCAAGTCGTTAGAGAGACTTGTTTTCTTTCTAGGGTCTCTAGCCCCTCTTGCTCTACCAAGGTCGTCAAGACCTTTTCTGAGGATAAGTTCTCCTCTGGCTTTATCAGACATCAAGGTCAGGTCAATTCGTCCAGTTCTGTTTTGATTCTGAGTCATCTTCAAGAAGTCAGAAATCATATAGTCAATAGAGCCTACCCTGATTCGCTTCCCGCTACTGTCTCTGAAGGATTCAGACAATGACCTGCCTTGTTTAAACGAAAACCGTGGGTCAAGGGCAGAGCGTTTGTTTTCAAAGTGGTCAATAAATCTATTAACCGTTCTGTCCATTACTCCACGAAGACCTTCGTACTTACCAGCAAAGAATAAGAAGTCGGGTGGTTTAGCACCAACGAGTTCTTGGAAATAATACGCACCGAACTCTTCAGTAAGGTGTTCAAGTAAAGGCTTTTTGCTATTTACCGTAGCCTCAGTCAATGTGGCTTGACCTGTCTTTTCGTACTCATCAACAGCCCTATCAGCAAGGTCTGACAAACGCTTTGCTTCGGCGGCGTGTCCAGTAGGGTCAATGCTTTTATCAACCTTGTTGTATGTACGCTTCATATACTCCCTAAAGAAAGCCTTACTTTCATCTGGGTTGATAGAACCGCCTTCAAGGAGTTTACCTGTTGCGTCTCTTACGCCAAGAAGGTCGTGCTTGAGGTTCTCAATAAAGTGCGGAGTCATAACCGCCTTACGAAGAATTAAGTGAAGCATTTCGTGTGGAACTGTCCCAGCACGGAATCCCTTTTTAGCACCCTTTGAAAGTTTAGTGGTGTTGATGTGCATTGTTACCTGACCATCAGCGGCTGTTTCCATCACAACGCCTTCCATATTGATGTGCTCAAACTGAGAAAGTTGTTTTGGTTTTGTAGGGTCTGTTTTATGTATACCAGTTTTCCTATCAAATCCGTTATCATCTAAGAACTTAGTGTGGTTAGCGTCATTTCTGAATTGAAATCTAGAGTCAGGAGCAAGACCGTCAAAGGCGACAACAATGCCATCCATCATCGGCTTAGTTCCTGTCATCTCTCCAATCTTTCTGAATAATTCATAGGCTTGAGCAGTATGATGTTTCCCTGTTTCCTTAGCACCCTCAATGGCGTACTTAGCCATTATGTCTGCTCGTTCAATGGTCTTAGCACCTGTGGCTCTAGAGAGAAGCCCACCAGCAAGTCCACCAACGCCACCAAGAGCAATGCCAGCCCCAGCACCCTGCCACATACCTTCAAGACCGTTATTGCCGTAGCCAAGCCCGCCACCAATGACAGCACCGTAAGCCGCACCTTTTGTTATGTCAGCAGACAATGAGAGAAGCGGGTCAGCGGCATTAATTACCTTAAGCAAGTTCTGTGCAGAAGGGGAAAGAATAGCCTTGTCAGCCTCAAGAGCCGCCTTAGCATAAGAAAGGAATCCTCTTGGACCTCTTTGTATTTGACCACCAATAGCACTAAGTGCTTGACCAACACCGTGTGCAACACCTCCAGCAACATAAGCATTGGAGATGTCAGAAACAATAGGAACAGAGTGTCCAGCAAGAGATGCCGCACTAGTTCCTAACGAACCCATACGGACGGTCTGACCAATTTCTCTAGCAGACATACCAGTTACAGTTTCTGCCGCCAATGAACCTGCGTTGATTCCGTAATCAATAACTCCTCTTGTTGCACCGCCAATCAATTCAATTGGTTTTCCAATGCCATATTTAAGAGCACCACCAATTAGTCTGTTTTGGATAGCCCCTGCACGGGCGGCAAGCATAGCGGCTTTCTCTCCCATACCAATAGCACGAAGCCCAAGTCCACCAATCTTGGCAAAAGGAATAAACAACGAGGGGTCAGCAATATAACTCATTGCCTGAGTCATTTCGTGGTCGATGTAATCTTTGTTGACTAACAAGGTTTTCTTTCCTTCTGCTAGGTCAATTGAATCTAAATTAAACTCTCTTGCTTCTTGATATTGCCTGTATCCCTCGTCTGAATCTTCGCCTGTTATAGCGGCTTTAAATCTAAAAAACTTGCTTGTAGGGTTTGATGATTGAGCAAGCATTCCGTACATATTTCTTGTACCTTGATAGAACGCTTCAACTCCAGAAGGTCCAAGTTTTGCCAAAGATTGCAACGGATGGTCTGCCACAGAACCAGCGGTTTTAGCAATCTGCTCAAAGATGTGAGCAACGCCTTCGCTAAGCAATCCAATGTCGTCTAAAATCCCTTTGTCTTCGTTTTTCTTCCACCCAAGATACCTAGAGAATTGACTTCTATCCATCTTGTAATATGGGTCTTTAGCCTTTTCAGCAAGTTCTTCTCCCGTAAGGGGGGCTGTAAGTCGCTTTAGAGCATCTGCTCTTTTATCCTCTGGCAAAGAGTTCAGGTATTTATCTGTGTCTTCATCACCTGTGTAGCGAGTTACAGAGTTAGCACCTTCGCCCCCAAAGTACTGGGGAGATGTATCAGCGTATATATCAGCCATATTACTTGAGGTTCTTATTACCAGTTCTTAGGGCGGCTTCAACATTTTTCTCAGCCTCTGGCTCTTTAAACATCACGGTGACACCCTTCATAGCACCTGTATTGATAAGTTGGTTCTTAAGCCGCTTTTCAATTTCATAGACTCTGCCCCAGTCGGCATCATCAAGTCTCCAGAACTCTGAGGGGTCTGGAACTGCCTTAGCAATCATAGCCTGTTCAAAGTTAGAGACAGTACCAACGCCAACGATGTCGGTTCTCATAGCGGCTTTAAGGGCGGCAATGTACACCTGAACTCTACCGTAGGCTTCCTGACGCTTCTTACCAATAGGAATAGTGTGTAAAGGAATCTTCAAGACTTCTTTGATTCCCCTGATAGCCGCAAGACCTGATGCGTTATTGATAGCCATTTCGTCAAACTTAGTTAAGTCGGCATCGCTTCGGTTGAACAATCCAGCAAGGAAAACGCCAGTTTCCTGTCCAACTTCTTCTGGAATCCATCCCTTTTCTGTTTGTTGACCAAAGATTCCACGCTTAGACTCACGGACATCAGCCGTTGTCATTTGCTTGCCAGATACTTGTGCCTGTTTGAACGAGTTTCCATCCCAGAACATTGGTCCAATTTCTGTATCAATAACTTTAAAGGCTGATTCAGGATGAAGAGCCGTGTACATAGCATCAAACCCAGAAGGAATATAACTGCGTCCTTCAGAGTCTTTGTATCTTTCCATAAGGAATGACTTAAGACGGGTTTTCTTTTCTTCTGTGGTGAGGTCTTTTGTTACCTCTCTAGTTCCAATCGTTGTCTGAACTTCAGACATAGAAGGAAGTATATCAGCCATACCAGCACCAGCAGGAACGGTTTCGCCCATTACCTTTGCTTTAACATCTCCGTATGAAGGAGGAGTTTTCTTTAAAGATGCATAGTTCTTTTCAAGAGTTGGAATTGAAGCGTCTAGTTGTTTTATTCTAGCCTCAAGAGCCTCTTTTGCTTTTATTTTTTCAGTAACACCCCACGGCTCACCAAATGCTAGTTTGCCTGCTCTACCACCAGTCCACATACTGTGTGTGCCTGTATCTTTTTGAATTTGAAGAATTGTCTTCCAAGAATCTATGTATGCTTCCGTTTCTTTAAGGTTGTTGTCAAAATGCAAACCTCCTTTAAATTGGTCTTTTTCAACAGGTCTTGTTCCACGCTTACCTTTTTCAACTCTGTCTGTTGCTGGAGTAAAATCCCAGAAAAACGAGTCAGGAAATTGTTTATCAAACTCAGGAACAAGAAAATCTTCATCATTAGTCCAGCCGCCTGTCATATTTGTTTCAGCACCATAATAAGGTTTCCCGCCTTTAATTATTGAATCAAGATATCCTTTAAGACCTGACCTTGCTCTCTTTGATGCTTCAATTTCCTTTTCGTGTTTTCTGAGGTCAGCACCCCACGCTTCTCTTACAAGTGCGGCTTCTTCTGGGCTACTTGCTGAAGAACGCTTTAACTCAAGTCCAGCGGTAGCACCAGCAGGTCCAGCAGTTCCAGTAGTTCCAGCATCTCCTAAAACACCAGCGGCTTCTTCTTCTGTCATTTCACCTTCAATAGTTGAACTTCCAAGAATAATGCTGTCACCAACATTTGATTTATTGCGGTCAATTCCGCTTTCCTTCATTAAATCCTCAACCTTTTTAAGAGACAGACCAAACCGTTTTGCTACCTTTGCGGCTGTGTCTCCTTTCTCAAGGTCATATCTGAGATTGCCGTCATCGCCAGCATAAGCACCTTGCTCAATTCTTTTTTGAATTCTTGCTCTTTGACCTTCAGCAGACCTAGGGTCAACATACTTAGGTTCAGGTGCAGGAAGTCCTTCAGGAGCGGCTGGAGCAGAAGCGGCAGACTCAGGAGGAGGAAGTGCATCAGCAGTTGAAGGCGTGTTTATTGTCTTAAACCATTGCTCAGGAGACATTCCATTTGATTCTGCATCTTTCTGAAGTTGCTTGTAGAACTCAGGAGCAGACACTCCGTATTCTTTAACAGCCTTTGTGAATTCAGCCTCACTAATCCCAAGAGACCTAGCATAAGCCTGAACGCTGATATCGGTTTTTCCTGCTGGCTTAGAAGTAGGCTTTGCCTCTGCCGCCTTAGACGGAGGAGGAGGTAGTGCTTCTGGGGTTCTAACAACAGGTGCTGGAGCAGGGGCTGGGGCTGGAGCGGGAGGGGGCAGGGGAATAACAGGTACAGGTGCAGGAGCAGGTACAGGTGCAGGTACAGGTGCAGTAACTACAGGAGCAGGTGCAGACGGAGGAGGAGGGAGTGCCGCTGGTACAGGTGCTGGAGCAGGGACTGAGGCTGAAGGAGGTGGAGGTACAACTACAGGTGCTGGAGCAGACGGAGCAACAGCAGTTGGAATTGAATCAGGAAGCATATCACTAGGATATTCTTGATTAACCTCAACACGGATAAGACCACGCTCTGTATTTACATATCTAGCAACAGAACCTCTGTTAATTCTTCCAGTAATTTTTCCATCCTCAAACCTAAGTACATCAATGCCTTTACTTGGTGAAGGAAGGTTAATGGAAACAGGCTTACCACTTGCATCTGTAACAACTGTCTTTGTACTTAGGAAGTCCTTAGTTGTCATTCCAGAACGCTCTACATCACCAGCGTATGGCGTTGCTCCAGAAAGTTCAGCGGTTAGTTTTTCCTGAAGAGCGTAAATCTGGTCAAGGACACCACCTCTTATTTGGTAAGATTGCTCAGGACTAAGCCCTTCAAACGCACCGTCAGCGGCATTATTTTTGACATCTTCAAGCCAGTTGTAAATTGCGTCATTGTCGTCTCCTGTGAACCCAGCCTTTCTTGCATTAGAAAGTTGTTCTCTGAATGCATTATAGTTTTCTATCCCGCTGATGTTTGGATTCCATTTGGTTTTAGCAATCGCTGGCTTTTGTCCAACCAGTCTATTGTTACCCATTTCCGTTTCGCCTTGACCAATGTCTCGTCTTAACTGGTTTGCTCGCATCGTATCGTACATCTTGATGGAGTTACCGAAGTCATTGAATGCAACTTCAGCACCAGCAAGAAGTCCTAACTTTTTAGGTAGAGCAAGTTCAGGAATCTTCTTAAGTTTTTCAATCTGAGGAAGAAGAATCTGCTCAGCGTACTTAGCGTACTCAGGGTCTTTACTAAGCATCCCGTAGTAACCTTGAAGTTGCTGTGCCATCTGTCCAGCCTTGGCGTTAACCAAATCTGCTTTTCCTTGGTTTTCGTTGTAGGTAGCAATCCCGTTAGCAAGAGCATTGCCAAAGTTCTGCAATCCAGATTGTGAAAATTGACCTATCTGAGCACCAGCCTGAATAATTCCCTGAACTGGCTGGATTCCATTTTGATATTGAGAAAAAGATGAAGCCATAAATTATGAAGCAAGGTTAGCGTTTTCAAGATATCCTTTACCAAGAGAACCAGCCATACCCATAAGCCCAGCAGACCAACCTGCTTGAGCCTGTTGATTAGCGATTGCTGTTTGAGTGTTGTTGGACTGGTTAGCACCATAGATTCCAGCGTTGTACTGAGATTCAGGTGTAAACAATTTAGCACCAAGTCCACCATAAAGAGTGCCAGCACCTTGAACTAAAGAAACAGGTGACATCTGGTTAAGTGATGCCATAAGAGGTTGACCGTACATAGCATTAGCCGACTGGGTTTGAGCCAATCCAGCCGCATACATCCCTCCACCAAACTGTCTAGCCCTATCTTCACGGGCTTGACCAAGTTGATAAGAGTTCATAACTTCTTGAGCAACAGCCTGATTGCCAGAAAGACCTCTAGCCGCCATAGCCTGTCTAGCAGATTGCTGGGCGAACTGTTCCATCTGAGGGGTAAGCCCACGACCAGCATTAAGGTCGTTCATAGCAGATTGTTGCATAGATGCATAAATGCCCCTTGTACCTGAGTCAAGAGATTGCTGGTAGTTCTGCATAGCCGTTTGACCAACCTGATTATAGATACCGCCCTGCATTCCAAGATAATCGCTCTGAAGCCCACCAGACATCCTTCCTGCCTCACCGTACAGGCTTCCAAGACTTCCAAGAGAACCACTAAGTCCTTGTTGTTGCAAGCGTTGATATTGAGGTGTGTATTGACCTTCTAAACCAATAAGGTCACCTTGAATCTGTCCTTGTGAACGCAAAGCATCTTGCATTTCTCCAAGGTAAGAGCGTTGTGCTGGTGCTTTTATGTTTTTAGGTTTAGATAATGCTCCAGCCGCAGTTCCAGCAAGCGAAGACCACGCCAATACTTCTAGTCCTGTTCCCATATTAGTTAATTCCTTTCAAGAGGTTCATATATTTGTTAGTTAAAAGTTTTGGTTTTCCAAATTGTATTCCATATTTGTCTTGGTTTTCCCAGTTAGGAAATCTGGTGTTAAATTGAGACATAAGGTCTTTTCTTCCTTGAGCATTTAGTGCTATCCAATCCATAACGCAAAGGTCACTAGAAGCCTCTGGAAGGTCTAAATCCGCATCGCTGGGAAGAAGGCTAATTATATCTCCTGTGTTCTTGTTTGGCAAAGGATAGGCTACACCTACTCCATTAATCTTACTATCTGTTAATGATACAAATAAATATTTCTTACTAAATGCCCAGACTATGTAATTTTCTAGGCATTCTGACTCCCAAGCAAAACACTCCCTACGACCCTTTAAACGGTTCGTGCGGATAAATGCTATGATGAAATCAAAAAACATTAAGCAGTTTTATATTTATAGATTTTTAAAGTAGAAGAAACAATTGGGGTTGATGGGTATCCAGCAAAAATACCAACAGTCGAAGAAAACATTTTTTGCCCCACAGAAGCGGTTGTGCAGGTATCAAAAACTACATTATTACTAGTTAAAGCGGTAGAAACTTGTTCACTCCAAGTCACTACTCTACTTTGTACTCCATTGTAAGAAATGCTTACAGATGTTGAAAAAGCAGAAAAACGCTCTGCTGATTTATATGTTCCTGTAAAAGCAGTTTCTGAACTATATCTAATGCCATATCCAAATGGAACGCCAACACCAGCCCCAGTAACAGTATCATTGCTATAATTAAATCTTAATTCAAAAACCCAAACTTCTCCAACAGGTTTTGTAAATGGCAATGATGACCAAATTGCTGCAAAATTTCCAGTAACAGTAGAAGTATATGGAGGAATTGTTTCTTCTGTTATTTCAGTAAGAACATAACCTACAGTTCCGTTAACTTGCAATGTGCCTTTAAAGTTTGCTACACCGTTACTTGAAAATGAACCACTAGCCTCAATGTTACTGTTTGTAAAAATATTTTCACATACAAGATTTCCATTAACAGAAACAGAAGCCTTTTTTGTATATGAACAAGTACCGCTATTTAATGTTGTAGGAGTATTAAGTACATATATAAATTCATCAGCAGTAACAGAAGAAATTCTAAATGTACCAGAATAGGCTGGAACTGTTGCAGAAACTAAAACAATTGCATTAGCAAGCAAACCGTGTGCAGTAGAAAATACCGTTACATTAATACCGTCAGAGGAAGAAAAAGACTTGCTATTAACAATTGTTTTATCTGTTGATGTTAATTGAAGGTCATCACCAGTAAGAGTGTTAACTGTATTAGTTATTACAGTACCAAATGTTGCATTAAGTCCACTATTTAAAACATCAGAGACATTAGCCTCACGGAGAGCCGTTGCCGACAAATCGTACAAAAGCACGGAGTCGTTAGATGCAACTGTATTTGCTGTTATATTTGCTTGGTCGGTAATAGCACCCACAGAAAGTACTGCGGAATCGACTAGTTGATTGAGACGAGCACCAGTAACCTGTTGTCCGTCTGTAAAGGTATCTCCTTTAGATAATTGAGCCATAGTTATTGTTTAGATGTGTTGTTTTGTTTTTGCATAGTTGCGTACACATAAGCAGACCTTATCGATGGTCTTAAATTTGTAGATGTATATTGAACTTGCAATCCTGTTCCTATTTTTCTTATAGGAATTCTTCTTGCCGTGTCTTCGGTGAACTCAGAACCAAATGTATCAATGTTTGTTACGGTGTCTGGGTTAAATGTTTCTGCTGTTGTTAGCACTTGAGAACCAGCATCGCATACAATTTCTGTTTCTATTGTGCTATACCTTTTGTCTCCAATGCTGTTAAACGAATAACGCCTTGTTTTCAAAATTGAGTTAACAGCATTTTGCGGAAAAGATGATGTAGTTAGCGTTGAAGGAAGATAAAAAGGAAGAATTGGAGTACCAGCATTAGGGTCTCCAACTGCCCAGTCTTGATACTCATCCCAATTAAGTTGTTCCATTAAGAAAACACCTTGGTCTGTATCAATACCAAATAAACGCCTTTTATTGTCTTTTTTAGCAATTACAAACGCAAAGATATCAAATCCAGCAGGGTATGTGTCAACTGACTCCCATTGTTTTAATATAAAATTATATACCAAAACAGCGTTATTATCGACAGAGGAATCAAGCGGAACGGCAAGATAGTACCTATTGTTCCAGTAGGTTGCAACAGCACGGTGAGCGTAAGTACGGTTAATTCGTTGGATAACATCATCAATAGGGGATGAAATAGGGTCAGCCATTGTGAGCAACTTCATAGACTCCGCAGAGGCTGGTTGAGGTTGCAGGAAGTAAACTCCGTTATCTGAAAGGAAGAAAACGCCACCACCAGCCTGTACAACAGACTTTCTGGCAGAACAACCGATATCCGTTGCAAGCGTTTTTATGTAAGATGTAGCCGAAAGACCATTTCCTGTAGCATATCTGTCATCTCCTACATTGATGTAAAATATACTGTTACGCATAAACACCAAGAACTCATTAAGCGTCCACGGAGCAACTCCAACAACTTGGTCATTGCTACCGCTGTTTATAGTAAAAGCATCAACAGCATCCCAATTGTAAAAATCTAAAAAGTTACTAACAGAAACAGTATCGTAGTCTCTTTCAGTAGTTGTTACTGTGTGGTGCGAACCAAGTGCAATCATACGATTTGCATAATAAAGCAAACCTGTTGAACTTGGGAATTCGTGTCCAGTACCTGCCGATGAAGGAAGTGCTGTTATTGTTACAGTTGTAACATCCCACTCCAATGGACGCTTGGCTCTTCCACGGCTTATGTAAACCTTATCCATAGCCGCTACGACATCGCATCCATCTTGAGTGGTAATCGTTTCTCCTGCTGGGAAACTAATCTTAGCAGACAGCGTTTCGGTTTGTGGATGGTATTTATACAAGCCGTCAGTAACAACGCAGATTATAATTTCCTGACCTGTATTGTCAATGTATGTACCTACGCCATAAATAACTTGACCGACAATAGCACCAATAGTTTTGCGTTGCATACCTTTTCTAACAGTAGCAACACCACGGTCTAATCTGAAATTCTGAGACTTACTAACAATACCTTGAGGCAGAGCACTAGGGTTATCACGGCTGTTAAGCCCGATAAACGCTATGTCTCCATCCTTTTGGTATTCATTAGGCATTAGTCTTTAGACTTTAGTTTATTAAGCATTTCCTTGCCCCAAGAAACCTTCTCGGACTTGGCATTTTTGATGCCAGCGTAGAAGCCTCCAAGGAAGGCTAGGGCAATGACTGTAAGGGATAATAGGAATGTAAACATAAAGTTAAACAAGTTGATTCATAATTCTAAAATCGGAAAGCGTTCCATTAACACTTACAAGCCAATCAGCATTAGATACAAGAGAAGTTGTAGGAATTAAACTTGGAAAGCCTGTTACAAAAGAAGTGCCATCTGAAATGCCAGAACTACTTACATCACCAGAAAGAACTCTTGCGTTTACGATACCTGTATTTGTTGCCCTAATCCAATCATAGCCATCAAAAGTATACCACATTGAAGCCGCAATTGCATTGGCTAGTGCTTTGTTATTTGTAACTCCTGCGGCTGGAAGGGCAGATGTTGTTATAAAAGGATTAGCAGATGTAGGTGCAGATGCACTTGTGATAGCCGCTAACTGGTCAGCCGTAATTTCGTTACCGACTTCTACGACATTCGTAGGAATCATAACACCGACTGACAGGTTAATACTCATTAGGCGATAGAATCCTCAATTGCCGTGTTTAGTTCTGCTAGGGTTTTACCAAAGAACATCTGAACGCCATCAATGCAATCAAACTGTTGATTCGCTTCAACTGCACCAATGACAGTTGTTTTTCCGTCAAGGGTGAACCCAGCAAAGCCTTTATATGGAGTGTTTATTGTATACATTATCCAATGTTAAAGTCTGAAAGACTGCTCCCGTTAAGTTTAACTTTGTATTTATCAGTTCCAGTACCAGCCATACCAGAAAAATACGAAACATTAGTGCCTTGAACGGCACAAACTGCGTATGCACTTGTTGTTTGATTAACAAGACCCCAGTTGCCAACGCCAATGTT